ATAATAACATCAATAAGAACATTAAGGTCGCTGTCATTAGCACCTTTGAAAAGTTTTGCCTTTTCTTGCATATTAAATGGCTTACTATAAATAGCTTTGTCGCCTGTTAGTCCCCATTCAGGAACTTCTATAATTTTGGTTTCAAGAGATTCAAAGTGTCCTTTAACTCCCTCAAAAAAGTCTATTTTTTCAGCCATTCAATTTTATACTGTTGATCTAGTCAATACTCCTGTGCCTTGTGCTGTGAAAGTTGATTTAATTGTATCATCTAAAGTTACTGAATGAGATTCTCCTGTAACTATAGCACTTCCACTCCAATAGTAATCGCCTGAATCTGCACCCTCTGGGTAAAGATTTAATACAACTGTACTACCAACTGTTAATGCTTGTTGTCCATTTGAATCTGTTTCATCAAAATGTGTTTCAACATTTGCACTCCAACTTGTTCTACCAGCTAAATATTGTCTAGCTGTTGATCCAAGATTTGAGTTCTCAATTACATCTCCTGTAGTGTCAAGTGAAAATCCTGAAACACTACCGACAGCATTTGAACTAAGTTTAACTGTACCAGCTTGTCCTGTATGGTTAGCCATATCTTACTCCTCTGTTTTTGGTTTAGGTTTAGTTTCTGGTTTCGGTTGAGGTTTTGCACCTTTCACTTTCCACCCATTCTTAACAAGATTTTCAACTTCATAAGAAAAAACTTCTCTTTCAGTTCCATTATTTGGTGATACTAAAATAACTCTGTTTGTTCCCATAATTTACTTTCTTGTTTCATCTTAACTAACCTTTTTTTTAAAGTTAGTCAAAATATATTTTATCAATTATGCTGTGCCTCTAACAAATTGATATAAAACTCGTACTACAACTCTAACTCCACCATAAGGAAAAATTTCACCTTCATCTGTGTTAACCTCAATAATCTCAGTATTTAAAGCATTTCCGTTTCTAGTTATATCATTATCAAGTGTTTCTTCCACTACTTCAATTAATTGGTTTCTTAATGTGTCAATATTGCTTGTTGTTCCTTTAACAAAACCAACAATTACAAAATCTATTGTACCTTGTCTTTTTCCTGTTCCAACCGCACCCATAGTGCTAGGCTCTCTAGTTTCATCACCACTTTGCACATAACAGGCTGGAAATTGAGCATTTGATAATTCTTCAGGATCAAATGGCTCTCTAGTTATCTTTTTTAATTCAATAGGACTAGAAACAGCATCTAGTTTTGTAATTATATCACCAGCAATATCTTCTCTTTCACTCATAATCTAATATTCCTTAAAAACATATCTCTTATCTTATCTTCATCCCTTCGTCCAATGGCAAAAAAAGGTCGTCTAGGCATTTGTCCAACACCTTGATCATGAACATAGGCCTTAATTTGCTCTGATTTTCTTCTAAAAAATAATGTAGATGATGTTCTTCTTACCTTCCATGTTAAAGAATTAAACATATGACCATGAAAAGTTAAGTCAACAAATTTATTTTTTTTCTTTTTAAATTGTTCTGATCTTTTATATGCTTCAGAATATCCTTCAAAATTTCCACCATCAGGTTTTTGTCCTTTTTGTGTTTTGGTTTGAATTTGATCTACCGCATATGCAGAAACTTTATTTAATGCTTTAGTAATATCTCTTGGTATTGTTCGTTGTAGTTTCTTTATATAATTAGAAACATTTATTGTATTAGCTTTAATCTTAACATCTGCAACCATTATCTAACAAGTCGTAAAGTATGTATAGCTTCTTTTTCACTATTAGAAACTGATCCGCCACCATCTTCATCATATTCAACACCATCTTTTAAAACAGATTGAAATTCTTCATTAAATCTATCTCTATAAAAATCTATTTGCACTTGAAAAGAATCTTTCCCATCTCCTGAATTTCCATCTTTCCATTTAGTTAGCTGTGGAAAAATGTACTCTGCTAATGCCCTATATACTACTGATCTTTTCCATTGTGCATCAGTTAGTTTGGTATCTGTCATTTCAACAGATGTAACTTTTGTAATATCTTTAAATCGTACTGTATGTCTGTATCTTTCCCACCATTCGGCTCTTATTTTTCTTAGTACATCATCTTCTGCATATTGTAGTTGAGTACCAAAGTCAGTAATGCCATAACCTAATATATCAGGTTGTATGCCTTGAACATCACTATTTGCTACTCCGAATTGTGATGTAGCCATTATTTTTTACCTTTTTTCTTTTTAGGTTTATCTTCTACTAAATTCCAACCTCTAAATTTCCAAACTTTTTGATTTTTTTCCCAATCAACTTTTTTTCTTTTGATAATTCTTTTACCATTAGTTAATTCAATTTTATCGTCCATAATTTTACTCATTGTTACTTTGTTATCTATTACCATAAAATCCTCTTTTGTAAGAGGGGGATTAACCCCCTCTAATTAATTAATTGTTTACAGTAATGATGAATCCATCATTAACTCAACACCATAAGTATCGTTTAATTCAGCAACTCCATAAACTGCTGTAGCAACAATCTCATCTGCTCTTAGAGAAGCATCTCTTTGAGTTTCAAGTTTTAAGTCTTGCATCATTGCTAGTCCTAAAGCATCTTTGTGGAATATAGCACCTTTATAATCACCAGTTGTACCAGTGTTAGAAATGTTTGCAGATTCATAAACTGGAACACCAGCTACTGTACCTACAAATCCAGATCGCATTGCTTCATTACCAATATCTGTAGTTGCACCTGATCCAGCACCAAAAGTATTAGATACTCCTGATTTCATATCATAAGCTATGTATGGATGTACCACACAAGCTAAATCTGATGATGGTACTGCTAAGTTTCTTAATTCAGCTACTGCTTCAAACATCTTTGCCGCAGAAAAAGAAACATCTGCTCCACCTACGATTTTACTAAATGAATCAAATAATGCGATTAAATCTACATCAATTTTTTTAGCGATTGCTTCACCAAATAATCTACCAATATCACTCGCAACATTTCTTGATGCTGAGTTTCTTGCTAAATCAGTTAGTGTAGTCATGATTCCAATTTCAGAAGCAGTAATTGTTACTGAACTTGGATTGATTGCAGTATTAGATAAATCAGTTGCCTCATTTACTGCCGCCGCACTTACAGAAGCATAAATAGGTACTTCTACCGATTTTCCGCCACCTGAAATAGTATAATTTTTAACTAATCCTCGCATAAGTGATTTCTCATTTGCTACGAACATTGCCTCTGCTATGATCTCTGTATATAGTTCCGAGATCGTTGAACTTGTTGTTTCATCAGCCATTGCTAATCTCCTTTAATATTTAAGTTAAATTTATGACTGTGGGCTTACTATCCCTTTCCTTTTTATATTCAGCATATCGCTTCCTATCTTCAGGTTTTGTCATATCTAAATCCGCAATATTAAAAGGTTTTGCGTCAACCTTTCCCACATTACTCACACTTCCACTCCCTGAAGGAGTTGCCGCTTGAAAGTGAGGATTCTGTGTCAAAAACTCTTGAACATATTCATCTACTGATAAAAGTTCACCTTTAGTATTATAACGAGGTTGTTTGTTTTCTGCAAGAACTTCTACTTTGCCTTCGTCATTTAATTTTACATTTGATTTTAATAACTGAACAACTTGATCTGGTACATTTGACCTATGCTTACTTGCACTAGACAATAAACTATCATTAATTTTTATTTGTTCTAATTGTGTTTTTAAATTTGCTATTTCAGAATTAGATTTATCAGCTTGTGTTTTCATTATTTCATCAAACTCGCCTCGCTGTTTCTTAATCTCTAGTTCTTTTTCTTGTTTTTCTTGCAAGGATAATTTTGCCGCATTCAAATCTTCTGTTCCTAACTCTTTGTAAATTTTTCTTCGTTCCCTTGCTAGTCGTTCTTTAACAATATCATCAACTTGTGCTTTGTTAAAAGAATCTTCTTTATTTTCTTCTACTTTTACTTCTTCCTGTTGGATTTCAGTTGTTGCAGTTTCAACTTTATCCGATTTAAGCTCGTCAGCCATAATTACTCCTTTTTAAATATCAATATCTTTACTAATATCTTGATATTGTTTTATTTCTTTTTCAGTTATTTGTCTATTATCTTGTAAAACAATCTCTAAAAAATCTGCTAGACTCTCTTGTTCTTCAATAGATAAATTTCTTGTTGCTATTGGAAAATCATTATATTTTTTAATGTATTCACCAGATAATGCTATTAATCTATCAATCATAATTTATCAAACTCCTTTATAAAATTATTAAATGAATTGGTTGTATTTTTTGCATAATACTCCATTAATTTTTTTTCAATATTTCTTACATTCATATTCATTACAGGTGTAACTGTATTTAGGTCATAAGTCATTTGGGTATAATTTGCAAAAGCCTCTAAAGATTGCCTATGAGTAAAAGTTCTTACTCCATCCTTTATAATATTAGGTGATTGATTATAATAGTATTTACCATGACCAGCACCAATAGTTTCTTTAGTAATTGAGCCAATATAATCATTAAAGGCTGTTGTAAATTGACTATCGTATTGTCCACCATAACTATCAAATATTTTGTGTTTTAATTTTAACTTAAATTTATAAATTTGCTCTTGACCATATGATCTTTTATTAAATTTTAAATAATCTTTAATTTCGTCATCAGATAAAATTACTTTTTCTTTTAGGTTTAAATTTTTAAAAAATTTTTCTCTTTCAACCCTTTTTGTAACAAGATCAGGTGCATCCATTTGAACTCTTTTATTTTCAAGAAAAAAAGCATCTTTTCTTTTCTTTAAATCTTTTGTAAGAATTTTTGTATCATCTATTAAAGATTGAATTTGTAAATGTGATATACTTTGAAAATTTGTATCTATAATTTTTTGTTTAGTATTTTTACCATATTTTTTTAATAAACTTTTATCTTTTAAATAAATAGCACCTAATTGCCTATCTATTCTATGCCCATATTCGTGAATAAAAGTTCTTAATTGTTCAATATTATCTGCATGATTACTACCCATATTTAATAAATCTTCACTTGATCTATAAAAACCACCACCTTCTCTTTTAAATTTTTTTAATGCTGGTATTGTTGATATAACCTTTGTAATAGGATTGACTTTATTTCCAAAAGCTTCTTTTAATAAATTTTTTTCACTATCTGCAACATCACCAAAAATATTTTTAATTGGTTTTTCTTCTTTTTTCTTTTCTTCTTTTTCTAACCAATCTGGATCAACAGGATTCCAAGTATGTCGGCAACGATAACCACCTCTAACAACAAATGGATCGCCACTTGATTTGCCTGTCCAACTACCTGACCAAATACTTCTAATTTCTTCTTCAGAATATACTTGTCCTATATGTCTTTGACAAAAATCTCTTGTTGTTGTTATAGATGTTCCAGCATATCTAAAATGTGTTAGTCCAGCAGAACTAGATTTAGCCTTAACAAATTGAGCATCAAATTGCATAATAGAATCATGTGCTAATTGTCCAGCATGACTTGACATTGGTCGTCCAGCCGCATCTACTCCGCCTGTTAATTTGCCTGATATATCTCTTACCATATCATCAAAAGACCTACCGCCAATAACATTCTGATAAACATTAGTATTAATTTCAGTTAAATAAGTATTAGCTACTTCTTCAAAACCCTGAAATGTTTGTGTTTTTAATGCACTAATTGTATCTAAATCTACCTTTGTTAAGTTCTTAAATTTATCTGGTATGTCTAATTTACCAAACTCTTTCATAAACTCACCTACTAATTGATCGTATTCCCTAATAAGAGTGTCAGATTCGGCTAGGAAAGTGTTTTGAAATTGTTTTTTAAAGTCGTTTCGTAGTTGGATAGTGATTGCTGTTTTTTGTCGTAATAGTTCAGGGCTAAATGGTTGTGTAGATAAAAGTTTTTTATGCTCTGCAATATCTGATATTATTTGTGCTTCTAAATCTTCTAATGTTTTCTTAATCTGAGTTTCATGATTAAGAGTTAGTTTGTCTAATATAGATTGTCTTGACATTCATTTTATTCTTCGGCTGTTTCAACACCTTCAATAGCTGGTGTAGAGAATTGTCCTATAGCCACAGTAGAATTATCAATTTCATCATTAATGGCACTAATAGTTTCATCTTCTTCTACAACTGACCTTGCAATTTGTTTATCAACCTCTTTCATAAATGTTTCTGATTTAATTCCACTTGCTTTTGCTGTTTGTAAGAATTGTAAGTCAGCCGCATAATCTCTTAAATCAAAAGTATCTGGGTAATCAATTTCACCATCAAATACTTTATTTTGCCACTTAGCAAATAAAGACCATATTCTTTCTTCTGCATTTTCTAATAAATCAGCTTTTTCAGATAGCCTAGCATTTAATAATTGGAACTCTGTTTGTAAAGCTATGCCACTATTAACTGTTTTTTCTGTTCCTCTTACACTTCCCATATGTGTTATTCTGTTAATAGCATCTACTTTCATACTAATTGTTTTCATTATGCTTTCTAATGATTGAGAAGAAGGTTGAATAATATAAGGCTTTAAGTTTGCATCCATATCTTCAGGCATTTCAATAATGCTACCAGCACCAGCACTCGCTTGAACATTAGGTGTTTTAACTAAATTAGGATGGTTAGATAATCTTATTAATTGCTCAATTTCAGAATAATCATTGTAAATAGACTGTTGTAATTCTGCAACATCTGACAAATCAGATATACCAATAGCTTTTCTTTGTGATTTTTGATTGTATAAAATAACTGCTGGTATTTCTCCTAAAGCATTTGGTTGTTCATCTAATAATTTTGGTTTAGCTGTACTGTGGTCGGTCATGTAATCGTCAACATGATAAGTACAAATATCTTCAGGACTCCAAACTTTTAATATGGCTCTCTCAGGATTAATGTCCTCTATAATAATTAATGATGTTAAATAATATTTGCCATTAGCTAATCTTTCATATCTCCAATTAGTTACATTCTCTGGTGAATAGATAGACATATAAGGTCGTATGTCTTGTTGTAATTCTTCGGCTCTTGTTTTGGTAATAATGTTTGGCTTATCTATAATTCCCCAACAATGACCATAAATAGAAGCCTGAGTTTGCATTTCTTTAATTACATTTGCAAAAGACCTACCATCTAAATCACTATCTTTGAGAAATGACTCTAATTGTGGATCGCCACTCATAGAGCCATAATCTCTCGTAGGAGGAACACGAAATAAAAAACTTGAATAAATTTGTACTACATTTCGGCAATGATTATCTAAAGGTGTAAAGTCTAATCTTTTTAAATATTCTTCATCTGTTTCTAGTATGTATCTGTTTAAAAAATTACCAAGAGAAAAATCATCTCCACCAAGATAAGAACGATAATGGAAATTCCAATTATGCAAACTATCCTTATAGTCCTGATGTTTTGATATTAAATATTCCCTGTTGTAATCTGCCATTAACTCCACCTAGTAGGTTTGCTTGGTTTAAACTCTCTACGCAAAGGAAACATATACTCAACCATATAACCTAAAGCATCATTCATGTGATCATGACCGCTATCTTTATCTGGAACATGAGTTCCCTCTTTGTATACTTGTCTTTCTAAACTTTTAATTACATTTTTACAAGATTTTATAATGAAAAGACTTGACACTCCATTCGTATTTTTCAATTTAGAATTTACTGCATTAATTCTATCTCTTACTAAAGGATGTGTTGATCTTGCTCTTACTTCAAACCCAGCATTTCGTAACAAAGCTAAATCAGTAAAACCACCAGCAGATGTTTTTCTTTGTCTTGCGGCTGGATCAGGATAAATAACTATATTAAACTTACTATATCGTCTTTTAATTTCATCAATCATTTCACTTGTATTAGAACTCCATATTTGAATTTCATCAAAAATTATTAAATCATTATCCCTTTTCTGTGCTAAAACACATACCATAGGATCAATATTGAAGTCCATACCAATATGAATTGTTGCATTAACTACTTCATGGTTATCTATAATATGCAAATTTCTATCAAAGTTATAATAAATAACTCCTGAATAATTTACAAATGTTGCCAAATATTCTTGTTGAAAAGTTCTTTCGTCTAGGTCGTCTTTAGCCTGTTCTATTTCTTCTTCTGTTACTTGACCGCCATCTAATGTCGTAAATTTAAAGCCTTGCCATTCTTTGTTTTGTTTAGTGTATAAATCGTATGCCCAATTATAGCCTTTAGGTGTTCCTGTAAATAAAGCATGACCTAATGTATCAGATAAAGTTGGTCTTATAACTTCAAACCAAGCCTGAGGTTTAATGTCCTGAAATTCGTCTATACAGATAAAGTTTAAACCAACTCCTCTTAAAGATTGCTCATTATCAGCACCTTTAAGTTGGATAATAGAATTGTTTTTGAGAATGATAGATAAATCTGCTTCATTAATTTTCTTAACCCACCTGTGATTAATCATTTGTTCTTTGAGCATAGTCCAGCAGATATTCTTACTTTGACGATAGCTTGGTGATATGTACCAAATTTTTTGATTAGGGAATCTTGAAAATTTAGCCAATTCTTGAATGGCAACAAATGTCTTACCAAATCTTCTACCAGCAAATAGTATCCTAAATCGTTTATTACAAAGTATTACTTGTCTTTGAGGATCAGATAATGGCACTATTCAATAGACCAAGCTAAAGGCTCATTATCTTCTGTTATTGGTGTTTCGGATTGCCCCAGCATTTGTTTACCTAACCATATCTGCATGACTACATTACCCTTTTCTGCTGAGTTCCATTGCAGTTGTCTAAGCCTTAACTTTTGTTCTGATCGTCCTTTTGTCAAAAATTCGGAATAACTTTTCCTAATAAGGCTTTCATCACAACCAAAATAACCAGCTATTTCTATATTAGTACATCCATATTGTGCTAGTTTTTGTACCTGTTCTCCTTTGATGTCGTATTTTTTTGGTCGTGCCATAATATCCTCTTTTACCTAGAGTGTAGGTTTTGTGTTATTTTAAATATTTTTTAAGGAAATAGCAATAGAAATAGGCGGCTCTTATTGAGCCACCTTTATTGATTTAACAATTTTATTTTTTGCTTTTTGTTTTATTCTTTCACGAACTTGATTTATTCTATTGGTATTATTTCTCAATTCAAAAAAATCTTGCTGTAAATCACCTCTAGTTTCTTCATCAACATTATCTTTATAAATAAATGTTCCACCAGATTTTAATTTGTTGTAATCAATTATTTCTTTATGATTTTCAACAAATTGTTTCTTTAATGAATTATGCCAAAAAGAATACCAAACTTTTTCTTTTCTTAATTTAAAAAAACTGTCATTAATTAAATTAGAGTCAATCTTAATTTTACCATCAATATTATGGTCAAATTTAGTATTAGGTGTTAGTACATAACCTTTCGCACCATCTTCATACCAACCACCCATACCTTGATTTACCCAACCACCACGAACACATTTTTGCCAATATAATGTTCCTTTTAATTTACCTTTGTTTTTACCTCTCGTTTTAATGCCAACAAGTTTTACAATTTCTTCAAAAGTAAAACCTGTAAGCATTTGTAAATAGTTAAAACCAAAGTCAGTATCTAGTCTTGAAAATTTATGTGTTATAACTGCTCTACCCATTTTTTTTCTCCTTGTTAATCATATACATACTTTAATGTATTTATTGTGTAATAGTCAACAATTATCGTAATTATTTTTAGGTTAAATAATGGCAGAAAACAGCCATTTAATGAATAGTAATGCCTTCTCTTATAATTTCTTCCACATTTATTAGGTGATTTTTAGCTATATAATCATTAGCTTCTTGTTCTGTTTCAAATCCAGATACTTGAATAACAGCAGAATATCCACCTTCAATATCAGGTAGAGTAAGAAAAAAACTTTTTAATTCAACTTTATTTTTCATAAATTAATCCTACACACTAAAACCCATTTTTTCCATAGCTTCTTTTGTTATTTTTCCTTCTTTATATTTTTGCATAATATCATTATCAAAATCATTAATTGTTTTTATACCTTTTTGCCATAGAGTTAAGTTAGCAAATTTATTTCTTGGAACTATACCAAAATTATCTTCTTTAGTTTGTTTTGATATAAGTTCTTCTGTCCAGCCTTCTGAATTTAACCATCTACTAAAATGTGGCACAAATTGTTTATCTTCCTCTGAATCACATTTTTCATTAAATTTGGCTATAAGGATTGTTGACTCTACTTTGTTATGTATTTTTGTGTAGGCTTTTAATCCATTTGCTTTCGTACCTCGTTTAATTTTAAGTTTATTCCATATCTCCTCAAAAGCATTATTTATTATTTTATTATTATTATTACTATGACTATAATTAGCATTGCGTTCGTTATGCGTTGGCATTGCGTTTTTACCCCATCTCTTTTCAGCA